ACAATTTCATCACTTGTTGGTCTGTAATAAGCTCGATCTCCACCTTTTATAGTTTTGACCTGATTTTCCCATTGAAAAAGTCTATCGTGAGCTTCTTTTAACTTTTCGTCAAGTGGCCTAGGCTTTGCATTAGATACTGAAGTCTCAATTAATTTTTCTAGTTTAATTTGAGCTTCATTATCTAAGCCTTTTATATCCTGAACATTAAATACAGGAACCGCCTTATAACTCATAAATTGGCCATATTGAGATTGGCCATTCTCGTCCTTTTCTTTCAATTCAAATGATCTCTGAATTGGTTGTAAGACTCTCGCACTTTTAGAACCTTTCTTAATAGTGCAATTTATGGAGCGTGCTTGACCTCCACCAATAAACAACGGGAAATGCCAGTTGCTTAATGCTGACCTGATGCACAATAATGCAGGGTTAGAACCTCGATAAGCCTTGCCAGTAAGGACATTTCTAAATCCACCCTTGCAATCCCATTCTTTACGCCATGGATTGACCCCTGATTCAAGAGCCTTAATTAAATCATTCACAATGACTTCTTCAGGCTTTACATAATCTTTTTTGCCATTCATTCGGCCATTCATAACAGTCATAATTTTTTTAGGATAAATGAAAAATTTTAGAAAAAATGGGGAAATTATTCCCCATATGCTGATTCATGCCACTTTTTGAAAAGCTCTTGAGTTTCCAAAGGGCAGTCAGTCCACGCATCTTTTTGAACAATCCAACCGAACTCAAGGAGCATTGGGATTAGCTCCTTATTTTCGATGTAGTGCTTAATTAAATGACTCATTTTTTTAAGCTCCTACAAGTTGGTTAATCATGGATTGTGGAACGGCTTCTGCTTCTCGCCCGTTTAAGTATTGGGTTATGTGCTTAGAAGTTGTTCGACTATAGTATTCTTCAGTTTTGAAAATTTCGCCTGAGTGCATTTGAAATGCAACTGGCGTATCATAACTGAAGAACGCTTCAGAACCTGAAGGAAGAACCAGTAAAGTTTTACTGGCTCCTAGTCTTTTAATTTTCATTTTGGTCAACCTCCATTGAGTCGAAATCGTAAACTAAAGAAGAAGAATAAAGGCGGTTAAATTCCGCCTGATCCTGATAAAAGAAATACTCAAATTCTGACATCAGAAGAACCTCCTGATGAACTTCTGGAAGAAGTTGTACTTCTTGCGAACTGTAAAACTTGCAGGAATTACAACTGGTTCGTAATTGCTTCTCATATTTGGCTTAAGAATTGTAAAGCGTGGAAGCTCTGGACATTTCTTAGAGCTGACTTCGACTCTGTGATAGTAAGGCTGATTAAGATTCAAGCTCTTGCAATGTGCGAGAGCTGATTCCTGCGTATGTGTCTCTTTTACAAGATCCCATCTTGCAGTTTTGTTACTGTAATCAATGCCAGTAAATCTGGTAATCGAATAGTTCATCTTGAATAAATAAATGAATTGAATAAGAAGTAAAAGGGTAATACCTTTTACTTGTAGGCTGTGCTAGTTCGTGAAGTAATCTGTGGAGGGAAAAGGAAAGCTAGTCCGAAGATCTAAGCTCCTGATGTTCCCGTTATTTTCGTGAGTGCTACAGCCTAGAAGTAAAGGGTAAAAGGTTTGAACTGTCTCAGGTGTTGGCTCAGTTCCAGAAGTAATCCAACCTCTGGAGCGTACTTGACGCAAGTGCTACCACGTTGACGGGGTTTTTATCTCCCCTGCCTGAGATAGATAGATAACTGAATTGCTATCTATGTATAAATATTAACATCATTTTTGCTAGCATTACAATAGCACTTGTGACACAAATTATACTGGCACAGTCCCTCCAGAATCGGCTGAGAGAAGCGAAAATTCTTAAGGTATAAAGCATCACAATGCTATCAAACTGCTGCTACAGAGCCTTCTGGATGCCTTACAGAGGACTTCTGAGCTAGGGGGTCAGGTTGCAAAAAATTTTTCTGCTAGCCAATGTCGGGTACCATAAATATATATCCGATATCTTCGTTACTAATACGTTTATACTACTGCTGTTCTACTTTTATAGATAATTGAGGTGCCTGGATATTTACTGTCTCTACTGATTCTCCAATAACTTTGCCTAATGAATCTAATATTTGTGCTGCTGTTTGTAATTGACCTTTTGAAACTGCTTTATTGAATAGTCTAACTCTCATCGCTTGAAGTCTTGGAAGCATATTTTCTCTATCTTTCTCCCAATCTTCGTTATTCCATTGCTTTACTCGACTCCAATCGCTCCAGGCGGAAGTTTCTGCAATGCCTTCAATCTTTGCATGTTCAAGAACTAGTTGTCTTGTTGTTTTCCCTTCTAGTTGACGGGAATATAATCTTTGACTTCTAGCTTGAATATGTTCTTTTGTATTGCAAGCAAACTTAGAACGTCTTTTTCTTTTTTCTTGTTGTTGTTTCTGTTCTTCTGGAATAAAACCAGACATAAACGATTCAGCCACGGACTCAATCAGATAAGGTATTAATTGAATGATAACCTAGAAATAGTAAATTAGGCTATAAATAGGGGGTAATAGTTGAAAAATCTGTTATTTTTTAATGTATGGAGTTAAAACCCAGCAATTATGCTCAAGTTGGTGCTATTAAATCTCTTTGTGATCTATCTCATAAATTAGAAGATACAAATATGGGAACAAATGCCGAATCAATAACCTTAAGATACGCACAAGGGCAGGTATTTAATTCAGAGAAAAGATTTAGAGTATTAGTAGCAGGAAGACGATTCGGTAAATCATATTTAGCTTGTATAGAACTACTTCGTGGAGCGATAAACCGACCAGGGGAGACATATTTCTACTGTGCACCGACATATCGCATGGCAAAAGATATTGCATGGAAAGAATTAAAAAAATTAGTTCCAAAAATCTGGGTAAAAGCCAAAAACGAAACAGATTTGAGGTTAGATTTAATAAATGGGTCAAGTATTGAATTAAAAGGGACAGAAAATGCGATGGCATTAAGGGGAAGAAGTCTTTCAGGTGTAGTTTTAGACGAAGCAGCATTTATGGATAAAGATGTATGGGCAGAAGTCATTAGACCAGCTTTAGCGGATAAACAGGGGTGGGCGTTATTTATTTCTACGCCTGACGGAACTGCAAGCTGGTTTTATGATATGTGGTGTTTTTGCGGAGAAACGGAAAGAGATGATTGGCATAGATGGAGTTTTACTACAATAGAAGGGGGTAATGTCGCTCCAGAAGAAGTTGAAGCAGCTAGAGGTCAATTAGATGAGAGAACATTCAGACAAGAATTTGAAGCTAGTTTTGAAAATCTTACTGGTTTAGTAGCTGTTAGTTTTAATGATGAGAATATTGATAAGGAAGTAGCTGATTTACACATGATGCCCTTGTTAATCGGATTGGATTTTAATGTTGACCCTATGGCAGGAATTTG